GCGCGACAAATGCGTCAAACTCGCGCTTGGTCATTTCTCCTAAGTTCTTAACAGCGACGCGGGCGAACAACCGATTGATATCGGCGTCAAGTTCGAGCGCAACGCGGGCGAATTGAATGCCAGCATTACGCTTTAGTCCGGTTAAATAAACCGAATGCCTCAATAGCAAATCGTGTACGTTACGTTCGGGCATTAGCTGGCCCCGGACGTTCATTTGCTTTTGCCGGATCATTCTCGTTAGCGTTCGCCGGATCGGCGTCATCCTCGCCATCAAGCGGTGGCAACGTCGCGCGCATGTCGTCGATTTCTTTCCGGGCGAGTTCGTCGGCTAGCGTAGCGATGCCGCCACGGCGCAAATTCGCGCGCAACTCGGACCAAGAAATCGCTTCGCCTTGCCACTCTTGAATGAGCGCGGTTCGTTCGTTCGACGACAGTTTGATCAAATCGAATTGCGTATTGAGTTCGAATTCGATCAACTGCTTTTTCGTCCCATCTTCGCCTTCCGCGCCTTCCTCGAATTTTTCACCTTCGAACCTTGCGACATGACGCAACGATCGCGTGAACGCGTCAGATACGTTATCAGCCGACGACGACAATGTTGATGTCTCGTACGACTGATCAATTGACGCCTCCGTCGCCGTGCGCTGTACGGCCGTAGGATCGACAAGCTTCGCCCCCAGCGCGACCATTTGACCTTCCTTATGCTTCATAGCCTCCATTGGGAGGGTATTCGGCGCAATCTGCACAAGGCCCGCCGCCGCCCCGGCGGGCAGCGGGATCGCAGCCCATGAGCCAAGTTGAATTTTGCCCTTGAGCACTGACTTGACCCATTGTTCCGTCAAACCGCTAAACCATACGGTCGGCTGACCCATGACATAGCAAGCTTCCTCATAGTCCGCTGAATTTCGATAATGTGCGATATTCATCGTTGCAAGATCGTATAGCGGCGGCTGATCCGGGTCCGGGTCGTTATTCTCAGCGCCGACGAATTCAAATGGAATTTCCTCAAACGCGTTCCCTTTCGCGTCAGTCGGCGTCAACGTTTCAACGGGACGATCGCCGTCCGTATCGCGATACAATAATTGCGTGTATACGCCATCGATAAGGCGCAAGACGCGATATTGTTTCCCGTACGTGATCAGAAATCCGTCGTCACTTTTGACGTACTTTTCTTGAATGACGACAAGCGATTTAACCTTGCGACCTTTGACGTTATCCCAACGCCAATTAATGATATCTTTCGGATCGTAAACCGTCAGGTTCGCCCGATACAATTCCTTTTCGGCCGCGCTGATTTGGCCTGACGTTGTGGGGAAGTCCGTCAGAATTCCCGTACGGCCGAACCCGATTGTAAATCCCGAACAATACTTGGCAAGCTGCGTCAACGATACGCCAAGACCGGTAGCATCTTCCGTCAGCTTCGCCATACCATCGGGGAGCACAATAACAGGTTCACGAGAAAACACTTGGCCGACAAGTCCGCCCAAGGTTCGCTTGACGACGTTGTAAAACACGGCCCGCGTCAAATACGCATCGTAGCGCGCGCGGTTCTCGTTTGACATGTCGCCCGCGTTTGGTCGCGGCAAATATCGATCACGACGATATTTGACTTGAAATTCTCCTAGGATCGTATCGCGGATTACGTCCCATTGCGCGTTAAGATTACGCATGCTTTCGTGTAGAGTTGAGACTGGCATAGTATCCCCCTAATGCGGACGGCTGATATCCAACGTGCGCGCGTAACGGTTCGCACCTTTCAACACGCGATAGCGGACGCAATCATACGGATGATCTTCGGCTTCCGTATCTACGTCGTCGATTTTCTTATCATCGCGAGGAAGCGCCGGTAACGTCGATATGCACGCATTACAATGCGAAAAGAAATATAACCCCGCACCCTCTTTTCTCACGGATGCTTCTAATCGTTCGCGAACAAGTTGCAAACCCATTTTACGCGATCCAGCCGACTTATCCGAACTTTCCCAATGAATGCCTTTATCGGCCATCTTCTTTTCAATCGTGTCAACTTCGATTTCGCGAACGTCACGTATCGAATTGTCTGCCGGTCCGGGCCATGGCATACTTGCAATGATACCGTTCTCGTACATTCCCTTTTCTATCTTTAAGATACCTTCGGCGATGTCAGGAGCCGACAGCCGCAAACCTTGATTGGTTCCAATTTCTTTCGAACCATACCATTCATTGATTACGACAAGTGTTCCAGGCGGCGGGCAAAAGGTTGATCCGTCCTGCATAGTCATTTCCTCGCCGCTAGCTTCGGCGAACCATACGACGCAGAACGGTTGCGTCGATCCCCAATCAAAACAACGATCCAATCCCCAACTTTCAGGGATCAACGGCGAATTACGTCCCTGATTAGTCAAACGCGCAACGCCCCATTTCAGCGGATCAAACGGCAGGATATGAATATTCTTCCGCCACAAATCCGACAATGCGCCGCCCGCTACGATATCCCAATCGCCGTACAACCACGCGGCACGGATGTTAGGATCGGTAATGTTCTCAAGTTCGGCGATATATTCAGGGGACAAATAGATATTTTCTCGATACGATCCAAAGATTGTAACTTGCGTCTTTGTAACAGGTTCTTTCATTTGCGTTCGAGGATTGAATACGTCAATCGTTTTACGAACGATTTGACCATAAGGCGCTACGTCGATAAACCGACGTTTTACAGCGGCATGGCCCGCACCGTATGGGTTCGTTGTCGCGAACACTTCAAGAGGAATATTCGGTAACTTCGGATTGTCCTTTTCAGGAGTGAACGAACTACGATTACAACTCATCATTCGGTCAAACAAATCGAGTTGCGGGTATTTGCAGAGTTCGTTCCATCCAATGAATGGAAATTCTTGTCCGTGATAATTCCAATAGTCGTCAAGTTGCTTGATCGCACGGAACAACAATTCTTCGCCAGTCGGCCAAACCCATTTGTAATCTTGCGCCGACGATAAGAACCGTGCTCCGTCGCCGAACGCATTGAACCAACGTCGAGACTTCGACACAAGATCGTCAAGGTTCTTGTATTCGCGATCGAAGATGACACCACGCCAAAACGATCCGTAGCCTACCCCCACATTCTTGCGGAAACGCATAAGCTGTGTGTCGGTTTTACCGGGGCCACGTGCGCCAGTGTACAGCGTGATATGCGCCCGCGTATCGAGTGCGAGTTCCTGCGATGATCCCGGTATCGGCGTCCAAACTGTTTCAACGCCGTTCGTAAATGTTTGGGGTTTATCTTGCAGCATTCTAATCCCGTGAATGCTCGATTAGTTTCGCCTGTTGACCGGCGGCGCTCTTTTCCCAATCATCATTGCTGCCGTGATCCTTTACGATCATGACGCGGTTGTTCGTTACACTGTTGTTGATGTTGATCCCGCCGCCCTTTTCGATAAAGCCGCGCATTTCGGCATAAAGACGATAAGCGGCCAACCGGTCCTTAGCGTCACGGTTTTGCATTTCGGCAAGATCAAAAACACGGCGAGCGGCGATAGCCTTCGACGGCAAGAAATAATCTTCGCCGAATTCGGCTAGCAAGTCGGCTTGTTTCGATAAGACATAGAAATCATGAACCCAGGTTTGCGAAACCTCAAGAGCGCGCACCGTGTTTGTTCCGAACAGCTTCAACGCGTTCCCAAATGGATCATTCGGGAATTGCAACAATAGCATTGCGTACGCGTCCTTAAGCGTATCGTCAAAACTTGTTAGCGTCGTCGTCTTCATTCTTCTTTTCCATATAGTCCAATGCTAGTTGCCTAGACGACATATCCGGTGTTAGCGTTCCTTCGCGAGCGACGCGCCAAAACTCCAACGCTCGAATACGCAAATCATGTCGTCCGTGTTCTGCCTGAAATTGCCTTTCTAGTTTGGCCGCACTTTCATATGTCGCGGCACGGTTACGACTGAATTGTGCATTCAGCCACATAAGACCGGCAACGACACTGGATGTCCATAGAACGAAAAACGTGGCTATGGCGATAACGACGATAACCGCCTCATTTGGTTGCATAGCCCGGCGCTATTCCTCTTTTTATTTCTTCGGTGCCTGCCAACACTTTGTACGCTCGCCGAATTCGTTGTGTCCGATGATATCATCCGCCGCGTTAGGATCATTCGCGACAAGATAGTTTGCGGTTGCGCGCTTCAACCCGACAGGTTTCCAGCCGTCGCAATGAAGACCGCTACTCGCGCACCCAACGGTCAAGACGCTGCTTACGCTCAGTAGCAGGAAGATTGCGAATTTCCGTGTCAAGACGTATCCTTTCACGAAGATTGTTGATTGACTGTTGTTGCTGTTTCAGCGCCGCCGCATTTTTCCCCGCGCTATAGATACGGAGAATGAATACGCCGATCGCAACAGCGGCGAGAGAACCTAGGGCAACGTATCGCCCTAGTTTACTTCCGATAAGCCAAGCAATGAATGTCATGTTTCGGCGTCCCTCCATTTCATGTACCGGCGATAGTAGATGTATCCACCAGCCGCGACGATAACGAGGAATACCCAGAACGTCGGTTTCGTCACAATGCCCGCAAGGATCGGCATTAGGCTATCAGGCACTTGGCCGATCGTCTCGACGATCTTACCGACGACGCCAGCAACGCCCGTACCGGCGACGACAAGCGCCGTATTGCCTTCGGCCGATTGCGCCATGCTTTCAGGCACCGGGGGCATAAGCAACGGTTCAAGTTCGTCTTCCTGCATATCCGCAACTTGCATAGGATCGGACGGCGTCAGCACACGAACCCATTGTTTGTAGGCAACAGCCATCTTCGTATCGTATTGATTAGCAGCATAACCGTTGCCATTGTAACCTTGAGCGAACCCGGCCCAATTCTTCGACCGTATATGCCGATCGAGTTTCTTCCATTTGATGAACCGGTACATACAATCGATTTGCGCGGTAAGTTTGCCAGCGCGCATGAAATCGACCATAGCGACGGCCGATTGAAACCCGATCGACGTAGCATTGAACCCCATGATTTGTCCAACGCCCCAGGAACACGACGCGTAGGCGGCTTCCTTCGAAATCGCCGTTGCCCTCGCCAGCAACGCGATACGCTTCGCCGACGTATCTTGATCAAGATACTGCGTCGATCGCCGCCAACCATTATGCGCAAGACCGGCAGATACGGCTTTATTCTGACGCGCGGGATCGCTCGCCAATTGCTTATAGAATACGTGACGTTCGAACAAGAATGTGGGGAACGACGGATCGGCAAGATTATACGGCTTGCCGCTACTTTCGACTTGAACGACAGCTAGCAATGCTGCCGGTTCCAAGCCTTCACGACGCGCGATCCGAGTAACGCCGTCGATAACGTCTTTCGGAAATGCCATAGCAAAACCCCCGCCGCTAGTTGCCTAACGACGGGGGTAACACAAAGCCTTGCGGTTGGCAATGTAGTTAACGGAAGCTTAGGCGGTCCGCCAAACTCGCGCACCCTTACCGCGACCTTGCGCCGTTTCGTCAACCGAACGTACGAGGTACTTTTTCGGATCGAGACGCTTCGACGCCGACGAAACCGTTGATGCGATCCGCTTCGCCGGGTTCGGATTGTCGGGCGAAGACGGGATATAGAACGACTGCCCCACAACCATGTGTTCGAACCCGTATACGCCGGAACCACGGCCGCCACGACGCGGTGCCGGAACAGGCACGTTGTCGTCAAACTTGACGTTCGGCGGCGGCGCGGCAGTCTGCGGCGCGGCAGTCTGCGGAGCACCCCAGGTTTGCGGCTGCGCCTGCGTCTGCGGCTGCTGCGAAGCGGCATGGACGCCGACGCCGAGTTCGGTCGCACGGAACGCGATCTTGTTGCCGTCTGCCATGTTTTCATTGAATTCGACCAACGGGCCGCGCGGATCGTTGATCAACGCGAGCATCGCGTCTTTCTCGACCATCATCGGAATGTTGGAAACGCGCGATGCGACAGCTTCGCCAAGATAATCGCGGCTTGCGCCGGTCGCGGCCGTCTGCGTCTTGTTTGGCTTTTTCGCCATGTGATCTAACTCCTATTCAATTACCGTTGCAACGGCAATATCGCCGTACCCGAATTAAACCGAATACGTCGATACGTGTCAAGTGTCGAATACGATAGGAATTTAAACCGGTGTAAACAAGCTATCCAAATCCGCCAACTCGCCGATGCATTGTACACTGACGAACGGATCGGCCCCGCTACGAATGACCTTCAATTCATAGCGGTACGTTTTATTTTCTCGGAGTGTCGCGGTGACTTGTTGCGCGGGGCTTATCCGTGCCAGCCCTGATCCGGTCGCTTCGTCAACAACGGTAATTTCGCCGAGTGACTTCGCCAACGTCAAAAGTGCAGTTGAACCACTTGGCGCATTCGAGATACGAAACAAGACTTCCGTATCTGCGTCCAACGCGATCGGATTACCGTCCGCGTCTTTACATGTGAACGGGATATCCCAAGTTTCGCCGGAATGAAATTGGATATTCTTACGTTGTGCCATTAGCTCGCCTCCCGTCCCGATAGTGCCGCGCTATTCGCGCGACCGGTCAAGATTTGTCGGTTACTGATCCCGGCTAGTGTCTCGCGTCGTGCCATTCCATCGATCGTTTCAATTTCAGGAAAGATCGGCAACGCGATTAGTTCGCCGTTGAATTCTGCGATGTCTTCACCTTCGATGGCAGCAAGAACAATTGCCGTGTACACATTGACTTCGAATTCGATCGTGTCCGCGTCTTCTATTGCGGCGAGTTCGCCCTGTACAATAGCCGTTTCACCAAAGAACGACGCGATGTCCGGTTCTTCTGTTACGGCTAGCTCGCCAACGATAGTCAGTTCGCCAGTAAATGCCGCTACGTCTGCGCCTTCGGTAGCATCGAGTATCCCATGATAGCTTAGTTCGCCTTCGAACGCGGCAACGTCCGGTTCCTCCGTCGCGTCAAGTACCAGCGTCCAAGCGACAAAACCAGTAAAACTTACAACGTCTTCATCTTCCGTTACGTCAAGTTCGCCCTGTACAATAACTTCGCCGATAAACTCGACTACGTCCGAACCTTCCGTTACGTCAAGAACACCGTAGTTGACAACTGTTCCAGCAAACTCGACAACGTCGGGTTCTTCGGTCGCATCAAGAATTCCATGCGATATAACCTCGACCGTGAATTCAACAACGTCCGGTTCTTCGGTAGCGTCAAGTTCGCCCGTAACTTCGTTATCGGTTATCTCACCTTCAAATGCAGCAACGTCGGCCGCTTCCGTCGCGGCCAAAGTGCCACGTACGCCAAGGCTACCGGTAATGGCAACTACGTCTGCGCCTTCGGTAGCAGCAAGCGTTCCAGTTTGATTGTACGAATACGCATTCGTACCCGTTCCATTGCCGCCCGTCGCAGTGACAACAACATCAACAAAACCGGGGGCATGCGCCGGAGTTGTACAAGTTACCGTGGTCGAATTAACAGGAACAACAGACGTAGCAGACGAACCGCCAAATGTAACCGCGCTAGCTCCGTCTAAATTAGTTCCCGTAATCGTAACCGATGTACTTCCGCCCGGAACACCACGATCGGGCGAAACGCTCGTAACAGTAGGGGCGGGCGGCGTGAACGTAACTTGAAACTGGCAACTATCAAAATTGAAACCATTCGTATTACTCGCCCCTCCATTTTCACAACGAATGCGAGCGGTAAGAACGCCGTCTCGAAAATCAGCCGGTGCCCAAGCTCGCGCCGCCGTAATATCATACGTATCATCAGCAAGAGTAGCGCCAACCGTCGCAACATTAGGACTACCAACGGCGGCACCGCTTACGAACGCTTGAATATCGCAATCAACTGTAGTAGCGGTGGACGGCCGCTTCCACGTTGCGCGCAATTCAACTTTGGTGATTGTTGAACCATTCGGGACAACTGACGTTGAAATTCCAAAGTTACGCGCCTCTAATACGTTTTGAGCAAGCGTCGTAAATGACGTAACGACGGGGATAACAAATACCCCGTCTTTCAAACGAATATTAGCAATCGTTCCCCACGAACCGGTTGTGTTAAGGGCGGCTTCCGTCGTGGGGAGTAGAAATCCAGTAACCGCCATTTGCTACTCCGATCAAGCCGCGTGCGTGATCGTGCCACCCGTGATCGTGACAGTCTGGCCAGTCGTGACAGTCGTCGAATTCAGAACAATATCCGTTGATGACGTACCAACCGACAGATTGTCAACAATCGTCGTACCGCCGCCGTCCTGAATACGCGCGAGCGCAGCCGTACCAGTGTTGTTCGCCGACGTATCGGAAAGCGGCACTCCTAACATCGTAAGTACCGCACCCGATAGTGAAAACGACGGATCAGGTAGCGCAATCTCAGCAAGGATCGCCGCGAACGCCGCTGAATAGATACGCAGTACGGCAGGCGAAGCGTGATTGTCGATACGATCAAGCGTCGCCTGCATACGCGCGGTCTTAGTCGTAGCGTCGTAGTTGACAGCCATAGAAATCCCCCGTTCGGTTGAAGCTTACAACATGCCTTCAAGGCCGGTTGCGGTTGTACCGGTGTCCCACACTCGTTTGATTGCGATGTCGCGTGTCTCGCCCGCAAGGATCGCGATTGTCACATCGGTTCCGGCAATCGTCGTAATCTTGACGTTGCCCGCGACAGTCGCACGAATGCGACGGATCGGTTGCGGCAAATCGACCGTATCGCTTTCGATCGCGTCGATTAAGACCACGTCAGGCGAAACCCAATTGGAACGAACGCCCGAAAAGTCAGCCGGATTGTACGTCATAGGTTCCCCCTATTCGAACATATCGATTTGGATACTCAAGTCGGCGCTGTTGATGAACACATGATCGTTCAAATGAACGGTGCGGGGCGTATCGAGTTCTTTGACGAAAAGAACATTGCCCGCCGCAACCGCGTCATGGATCGTCGCATGCGTGATATTGCGCGGAGTTGCTGAAACTGAAACGCCGAAATCGGTATCAGCGTCGCTAGTCAACACGTGATCGTCGCCGTCGTCGGCAACTGTATCTTGATTGATAACGATCCGTGCGGCTGCGCCCGTAATCAGCGCACCAATTTCCGCTCCGGTATCGAGCGGGTCGCCGTCCCATAGCCCGACGTAAAGGTTTGTCGGAGCGGTTGGCATGGCATTGCCATTCAGCCAACGTGCGATCTTGTTCGCTAGGTACGGCGAAAAGTCCATGCGCAACGGCCCCCATGCGCGAAGCTTAGGGGCCGCTTTAGTCTAGGTCACTAACCGTGTCAAGTTTTTCGAATAGCTCACCTAACTGTTCGTTGCGCATACGCTTGGCTAACTGGATTTCGATAATCCGCAATTCGCGTTGAATTGCGAGTTCGATTTCCTCATGATCGACTACCATGCCGGGGCAAGAAACCAAGCGACGATCTTACGCCACATGGACGGTTCGGGCGCTACGACGAAACGGGGACGATCGCCCGGCATTGGCTTGGACGGCGACAATTTCGCATTAGCGGCGATACCGAAAGGAAGACTACGAGGTTGCATGTCAGTTACTCCGTTGGTTACGTTCGGAGCCTACGGCAAAATTCCTAACAAATAGTTAACGCAAGGATTAACGGTCGTTAACCTTAATGATTAGGATTACTCGAAATTGTTAAGAACGTTGTTCGGATCGCCACCCGCCGCTTTGAAACCAAGGCAGTACGTGTATACGTCGAGTACGAGCATTAGACCGCCGCAGTTACGGCAGATCAACCGACGATGGATACCGCGCCTTAAAACGTCAGGCGGCAATTCCGTTCGGAATTCGTGAACCTTACACGCCTTTAACTTTCGCTGATTTTCTTGGGCGAGTTCCCATAGTGCTCTTATGTTTGCTTGCCCCATGTCCGTACCCTTTGTCTAGACGGTTACGTTGTTTTTGACGAAGCGACCGCAATGGATAGTTGCCGACCGTCTCACCTTTGATTGGTGCGACGGTTGCAAGATCGGTATCGATATCCGACATAATCCGCCAGCCCGTCCGCGCCCCCGCGTACAGGCAACCGGGCCAATCGCGCCAGATACGTTCCAGTTCGGCTTTCAGCGTCACGCTAGCCCCTAAATGGATCGGGGGCGGCAACCGCCGCCCCCTTACCCCGCGCCCGTCCTAGGCCGCTAGATCAAGGATCAAACCGGCTTCCCGTTCCAGTTCAACCCGCTTGTCCTGATGGCCGATCGACTTCGCATACGCCGTAACCGCCGTTGCCGCGTCCCATAGCGTCTCAATCGGCTTACCTTCCTCAACAGTATGCGTCATCTTGAGCACCGGGACAAGGCGCTTGCTAAACCGCTTCGTCAAGAATTCGTCGATATTGTCGATCCGCGCGGCTTGCGCCTTGGCGATACCGTCAACAATCGACATAGCCGACGAATTGGAATAGGCAAGCAAAGCCGGTGCGGCTTCTGCCATCCATTTGTCGGGCGCACTCGCCGTATGACGAATACGTATTTCGCGGAATTCCTCTGCGCCCCATACGATCCGATTGCAGCAAGCGTAATCGAACAGGAACGTAGCGATACCGAAAGTCTGCGAACCGACTTCCGAATTCCAAGCGAAGAACCCGCGTGCGAGCGTACCAGCCTTGCCGTTGCGACGGTTCGGCATTTCGATACGGTTCTTTTCATCGGCGAGAAACACAAACATGTCACGGTCGCCCGCGTACAGTGTCGTATTCGCCTTGGTCACGGGAACATCAACTCCGAATTCGCCCGGCACTTTCCAATCGCCGGATACGCCGTCGCCGAATTGATCGACAAAAGCACGCGTAATCTCGGAATTCCAAATACGACCGTACTTAGGACCGGTCGCGGCGCGAAGCTCGCCGGTTGTTTCCGACGACTTGTACAGCAGCACGCCAACGTCGTCGATATTGCGTTTGTACTGCAAACCGTAATTGATACAGTCTGCCGCGATCGGCGACGGAAGCGAACGCAGATACGCGCCAGGAGCTTCGGCGAGTTGAGCGACTTGACCGAAGGCCCAATTCGTCGGCGCATAACCAATGCCATTCGGGCCGTAAATCTCAAGGCCCGCATTGTCGTCAGTCGGCCGCGCTTCAATCTTACGCGACGAAATAACGAGTTCACGGGACGACTGACGAATGTTGTCGAAGTGATCCGACATATCAACAAGCGACGTATACCGTTCGTCATCCGGTCGCGTAGCCCATTGACGGGAAGCCTGCATAAGTTCGGTCATGTACTTTACTCCGTTTGTGGGGCCGCTTTCTAGGCGGCTTGCATGCGAAACCTATGCCCCATAAATGGAACCGTCAACCCCTAAAACGTACCCTAAAACAGTTACGGCGATTACGGTTAAAAATCCGTTAACTCGGATAGATACGGCGAGGTAAGGTTAAACGATTGTAAACGGTTCCGGTCAAATACGTCAATAAAGTTGCAGCAGCGTCCGCCCAATGGTCACAAACATATACGGCATAATTTTCTCGCAAGCATGCAATCCAGTCGTCTTGCTCCGACGATGTATTCTTGAGTTTGCCGGGGGCTTTCATTTCGAGGAATAGCCCACATGCGTCGCCGAGCGGCACCGGCAAAAACGTATCCAGTACGCCAGCCTTGACGCCTTCGGCTTTCATTTTGCCAGCGACAGCCGCGTGACGTTCGCCACCGTTCGGGATCGCGAACAGCCGGTTCAATGACGCGGCAATGTTGGAGGGTAGTACGTGCGGCGCTTCCTGCCGGATATAGCAGAACAGCGCACATTGATGGCCATGCTCTGTACCGGTTGACGCGAGGCTATCGGGAGTGATCCGCTTAACCGGCTTGCTTTGTGTTGCTTTTGGGAATGTGCGACGGCGGTACATTAGCCGCGATCCAAATCGACGTTCGATTGACGATACCCAGGATTTAAGTAGTTCGTATTTCTGTCCGCTTGATCGGCGATACGTTTGATATCAATAACGATACTTTCAAGGATGTATAGCGCCATTGACGTTAGCCGAAATTCTGGCGTTTCGGTCTTATGGTTCTTAGTTGCTTCGTCAAGCAACTGCTTACGGATCGCATCGAAGCATTGTTCGATTTCTAGCTTTGTTGCCATTACGTTGATCCCTTTTTGATTGGCGCTGGAAACATTTCTGCGAGACGTGGTAAACCTAAGTTACGATAATCGTCAGGAACGACATTGAACGCGATCAAGTCGCCTGCATTCGCGGTGTCGATAGATACGACGGGGCCACGCTGAAATTGGCCGCTACCTTTGGTTTGATCGCCATACCAGATTTGCGGCATAGGCGCACGAGCGCCCGCGATCCATACGAGGTACAGTACGTCAGTTTCAGTCATTATGGAACGTCCCCCAGGTTTACGCCCCGATCTTGCGACCGGGGCGCTACGCTTGTCAACCGGCGAGGCGCGCTAGCCGCCCGTACGCTGTTCTGCGTCAGCTTTCGCCGCGTCGGCTGTCGCATGATACGCGATATAGTCGCCGGAAAACTTCAACTCGTATACCGATACGCGCGAACCATAGCGACGAACCTTTTTCACAAGCCAACGGCCGTTGCCATAAGTTATTGACGCGTCACGCGGCGTATCTGCGAAACAATCGCCCGGCTTTCCGCCGTGATTACGAGACAACGATTCCCAAAATAGTTTCATGTGCCATACTCCCAAAAGGTCTTGCCACGTTCCACATTGTCGGCGATAGCACAAGCCCGGTGCGCAAGAGCGATATACGAAAGCTCACCGCACTTGAAAACCTTGTGATCCGCCATAGCGTCGCCTTCGTGAATATCACTTCGGCAAACGTCGCAAAGACAAATAACCGTCATTGTCATTTCTCCTATGCGATATCCATCGGACCGACGACGACAACGTACCCGCGCTTGCGGAGCGCGTCGCCGCGCCGTTCGGCTTCCACCTTGGTAAGCCAGTTGATAACGCGAACTTCGCCGAACGGGGTACGGAAGGCAACGGCGTAATGATCATGCTCAACCGCAGTATGCGAAGCAAGAACCGTACGAAGGTCGTTCGAGGAAACCGGGGGGACGAAGCGAACGCGTTCCATGTGCCTAACTCCGTTGTTGATACAGAGAACGTATAGCCGTAACCGACGCAAGTCAACTAGGCTACGTCGGTTACGTCGTATACGGTTAACAGCGGGTTAAGCCACCGGCCCATCGGGGCCGTCCCAAGTTCCATCCGGTGTGGAAAAGACCGTGTAGAACGATTGCAGTTCGATCCGACCGGACAGCGGACCACGAAGCTTACGACAAGACGCGCCACGCGCGCCCATGGATCGAACCCAACAATCCGCAATGATCTTCGCATGCTGATAGCTTTCTGCATCAAGCTCGCACCATGAGCCGTCGTCAACCTCGATCATGACAACGGCAAGGAACGGCAAACCTTGCGCCGCGTACTGCGACGCGCGCGACGCGCGTGCAATCGTCGCGTCAGTTGTCAGCAGGTCGCCAAGCTTTTGGGCGTTGAATTTCGTCATGTTCAATCCCTCAATTTTCCCATTACGCGCAACGCGACATAGGCGCTACGGTAACGCGCGTTAAGTTGTTCGCGGCTGTCATTCGATAGCGAACCGCCAAGCACCGTAAGATTGTAAATCTTTTCGGCATGTTCGACGGGGCAATGAAGTTGCCTGACAATGTCGCTAACCCAGAAGTCCATAGCCGTATCTCCGTTTTGTTCAACGGTTACGGTTCTAAATCCGGCAACAGGCTACGTCAACAGCCTGATAGCTATACGGTTAGTACCGAGTTAACGGCGTCGCCGGACCGGTGGCGGATACTGGCTTTCAAGCGGGTTCCACTCGATCCGAACCGGCATAACACCGCGCTTCCGTGTCAATCCGATCTTAGCACCGGCGTAAGGCACTAAGTCGATAATCCGACCATCAATATACGGGCCACGATCGACGATAATAACATCAACCTCCAACCCGTTGTCTAACGACGTGACGGTTACGCGCGTCCAACACGGTAACGACGGATGCGCAGCCCAATCATTCCGCATTGTCTTATACGAAAGGTACTCCCCACACGCGAGCGGTTGCGGTTCCCAAAATAGCGATGCTTCGCCGGTTTCACTTCGCGCTTCGCGGTCGCGGATATCTTCGGCAAGTTCGTGAGCGGCGCGTTCGTCGTCGGTCCAAAACTCTTGCGGCACCGGGGCGCTATAACCGTTGTGCGCGATCCATAGCACGATCCCGAACACTGCCGCGACGTAATCGTTGGCGTTGGTCATGGTGGCCCCCAGGTCGGTCCCAAGGGCCACCATAGCGGGGCGATTAATCGTCCGCAAGTTCGGCGATAAGATCAACGATCCTGTTTTGAGTACGTTCGGACAGCTTAATAAAGCACCGTGACAGTTCGATCCCGCGACGCGTTTCTCCGAGTAAACGAATAGGATCGTTCAACACGTCGGACGGAATATCATACGCCGTACCAAGGCCCGCTGTACCGTCGAACAAGTCAGCCGTCGTGCAATCGAGTGCGACAGCGATTTGAACCATGCGCGAACCGCCGATACGATTTGCGCCTTTTTCATATTTCTGCACTTGTTGGAACGTTACGCCGAGTGCATCCCCCAATTTTTCTTGGGACATGCTTTTGAGCATACGAAGGCGACGAACATTCTGACCAACGATCCGATCGACGGGATTGCATTCTTTTTTACGCATGGCCATTCCGCTTTGTTGTCCTGACCCAAGTTCGTTTGAAGCCGCACGATCGTCCGACAGCCTCAAGGCTCGCCGACTGCGGACGCTTGGTATCGCCAAAGAACCAAGCACGTTGCGCGTTGACGGATACCCCGCTATCCTTAGACGTGGCTGTCAACGTCTTGTTGTTGATCGCCCCGTACGTATCGCCGACGATCGTGCGAAGTTCGTCAATCGCCGGGTCTTTCGATCGGAACATGTACGAGCGATATCCGATAATACCGCGTTTCCCTTTTCGCTTTTGCACCATTGCGCGTTACTCCATTACTTTGATTTGGCAATTACGAGGTACTGGCCGATTTTCTTCGTCTTTTTCAACAGCCGACGTTTGATTAGTTGTTGAATAAGATACGTTGACGATGATCCCGCGCGACCTTGCGCTTTCAACCATTGCCGAACGTATTCGGGCGTTACAATCGTGGCCTTCGTCGTCTTCACTTGTTCGGCCAGCATATCCGGCAAGTTTCCAGCCGGACCGGTTACGATCTTGCCCTTTTCAACTTGGGCATTGATGATCGGAACGGGAAGCGGGGGTTTGATCAACAATCCCGCTAACGCGCGCATAACTTCGCCAAGATGCTTATCCTCGACGTACACATTACGCAACTCAAACATGCTACTTACTCCGTTTCAATACGACAAATCGGTTTCCTTTAGCATCGCGTTGAAGTTCGACCGTACCGGAATAGAAAGGCGGCAATCCAGTTTGATATTCCCATGTACCAGCAGGAACTTTATCTCGCGTCACAAATGATTGTAATGCGTCGTCCCAAATTACGACGGCGACATGATAGTCTATTTTGTTTTCCATGGATTTGTAGGTTTCAAATCGGTTGACCAACCATCAGACGCAGGCGGAATTGATTTCTTGAGGTTTTCAACGATAGGTTCGACGAACGTCGTTTTGGCTTGCGTACCCATCGGCAACGCTTCAATGTACGTATCGCGGCACGCCTTACACGTCACATCGGCAAGCGTCGCGGTCATTTCATTAGCAGGTACGATCGCCTCACACGTCGCAATCTGTACAGTATTGTTGACTTGCAACTTTGCAAGGATATCAGGACGCCAATAGCACAAATACATATGTTTCATGTTACCCGCCTTCCCCACGTGGGGACCGCTTTTCAGAAAGCTCGCCTGCCGCAAATCCAAGTTGAAACCCGCGTTCGACTTCGTTTCGAATGGCTTTTTCGAATGCTGCAATACCTTGAACGGTTAGACGACAGGGCCACTTGTCTTCACGTTGATCGCGTGTATTCCACTCGACCAACTGCATAGCCGGATCGGAATTCAACAGTTTAATTTGTTCTTCCTGCAAGTAGCATAGTGACGTGATCAGATAGCCTTCGGTATGGCACCGCAACATTCCGATTGCGACAGCGTACAGTAACTTATCGCGTTTCATGTCGGCCATACTCCGAGTACCCTTGCTAGTATGTAGAGGTTGAACGCAACGTATATAGTTGCAATCGAAATCTTGATCATATACCTGCCTCGATACGGCGAATCACTTCGTTTTCGGCTAACTGTTTCATTTCGACGATAGTTAGCTCGCTCGAATGATAGGTAATGCACCGGCTATCTTCACGCGACATGATCAGAAGCACCCATTCATTCTCACGTTCAACCGAGCGCGAAAATACGGCATATAGTCGAATACAATGGATTAGCGGAAATATCTCATTCGACGTTTCGTACCGCCAGTTTTCCAATCCGAACGGTCGATCGGTTACGGGATTGATTTCGTGCGCGTCCGCGTATATCCATTTGGGCGCGATCACGGGCGTTGCCATCCCGGCTGATGTTCGTGAATGAATTTCCAATCGTCGTCGCTCGCTTCGCGTAACGTGACGAATATTACATCCATTGCCGAATGCGAACCGCCTAAAACATGCGTACCGTAGTAGCGAAAGGTATCGCCGCTTGGGATCGCGCTTTCAACGCGAAACAGCGCGGACACTCTGTCGCCATAACGAACAACCGTTCCCGGCGCAAAGCGCGATCCAGCCATGCTAACTTCCCTAGGTTTTGCACGCTACCCGAAATGCCTACAACCGGAAGCCGCCCCCCGTCAACCCCCGGCCCCCGGCGCGGTTAATTTCGGCTTTGGCCCCGGCTTGCCCATCAACCGCCGTCGTTTGATATCGATCCGCGCCGCCATGTCGATGATGTTCAAAACGTAGATATCAAGCCACGTAACGTCGTCGCCGTTTTCAACGTATGTATCGCGAACCGTCAGAAGCGACCGTTTGGCCCGCCGTAGCTCGCGCGCACTCAACAACAATGCGAATGCCGCTGGCGAATGTTCGGCCGCACGCTTGCTGATATCGTAGCTTGGCATGAAACCTCCTAATGGTGAACCGGAACCCTCTTACGAGTCCCGGCGCACGATTTTATCCCCACATTCGTTAGGGGTTCGACGGTTACAACGGGACGGCAGGATTGACCAAGTTCTGATCATTCGTTCGCCGACCTTCGGCGACGCCGCGATCGTTCTCCCAACAACGCGTACAGGACTTGTATACGACGCTGCAATACTGTGTACCGCACTTCCGACATTCAGCGTACCAGTGTCGCGGCCGACCGTGCTTCGCGCAGCCCCGGCATTCGAGTACATATTTTGAGCCGTGTTTGGTTTGCGGGTTCGGCGAACCTTGCGGCGTGCTTGTCGCCGTATCGAACTTGCCCGATCCGATGCCGTACTCGCGGGTATTTCCTGCCGGGTTCGGTACGCCTTCACGCGACGTAGGCGCTACGCGGTCCCGTGGCTTGTGCGGTTTGCTCATGGTGTCCCCTAGGAGCGGGCTGAATTGCCCGCCCCCGCCCTAGCACGGCTAGCCCCGAACGACAATGACGCCATTGTGCGCGAAGAATATGACCGCCCGGTCGCGTTCACTCGGATTGACAAACGGCGAGAACGTATTGTCATCGTGCGCAATGACGCCGTAGTATCCGTGAAACTCGCCGTATAGCTGCAAGGCAACGTCTAGCTTTGCTTTCGCCGTAACGTAGCTCTTGTACCGTTTGGTCGGGACGTTGATCGCAGGCATGTCAGGTACTCCGGTTGTTGATTTCAGGAACGTAGTCGGTTGTTGGATGTTGGTCAAGTAGTTTGTACGTCAAAGTTCGTACGTAGTTACGCGAAAGTGAATGAATTGGTTGCGGGGTGGAATTGGTGGGGCCGCTCATTTTTGTTAACCCTAAATCCGGGTGGTAGGGGTATGCCCCCATTAACTTTAATTATTGAGGTTAATGCTTCGTCGAGTTCAACGATACGTTGTGTGATTGTGTTCGTTCCATAATATACGTTATGCGAACTACTATAGGTTGAATATATAGTTCAATGATATCATGCACATACGTAGTTAACATACGTTAAGTATATACGTTATGTATATCACATGTCTTACCATGCATCTACAGCATAGCTACCCCTATTAACGTAAGGAATTAACGTTACCCGATAGCACTTAATTCAAATTGTTCGAATTCGTGAATAGTATTCTGTTATCGTATTCAACACGTATCGTATACGTATCCCCCGTATTTATTCTGAATTAGCTCGATTTAAACATCGATCCGTCTGCTAAGTGCTTGATATTATTATATTATATATATATATTTACTATATTTACTATAATTACTATGGTTATTTTCATTTACTATAGATATTAGCGAAAATAGTAAAGCGAGTAAATCTAGTAAATATCCCCCTTTTATCTAATGATATCAATGACTTACGACTTTCAAATTGATTTACTATCATAGTAAAGATAGTAAATGGACAGCCTAACCATATACGCGTATATATTAATGAACATATTAATAAAACAAACGCGTATATCAGACTTCTCTTAAACACGCTATATAAATGCTATTTCAAACTACTATTCAATAATACGTTTATTATATTCAATTCAATACATTACCAATGATCTACAGCGCAAATCGGTTAATCACCAATCGTAGAAAGCAAGGCGCATTAGGATCAGAGCACATGCACAGAGCTATTCCCAGGCAACCGGATTTCTGCTAAGGGCATTTGCAGACACACCTAGGGAAGGTCGCATGAGCGAACAACAGCGCCTATTGACAATCAAGCGTCATGATTGGTTGTTGCGAATGTTGGCAACGATCCTGCAATCCGACACATCACGAACCGAAATGGCCAAGCTTCCGGCAGACGTGTTAGTTGCGCTCGTAATGTCCGGTAAAGATCACGGTATCGATGTTCAACGATACAAGGATCGTTGCGGTAACGACGCGATCGATTTGGTTGCGCAAATCCTATGGGCCATGGTTGACGAACCTACGCATGGATCAATGTGGGAAGATAGGATGCAACGCGGGGAAGCACGGCGCGCGATGATTGAGCGAATGGAAAATTCGTTAGTGGATAGTGCAATAGACGACGCATTGTTGCGTGCGATCAATGCCCACAATCTGCCGCAGAGTAAAAGCGATCCTGAATGCCCGTGTTTGTTCTGTACGGCAAAACGCAATCGCGAAATGAGCGATAACCATCGTATTATAGATCAATTTAGGAAACAGCATGATCAACACGTGATTGATTATCGTGCTTATCGGAGTTTGCCCAAATGAACATGCCGGGATTGCTAACAGCAATGTTTGTGCGCAAGGCGAGCGTGCAACGGGTACAGGACATTGATAGCCGCTTGGGCTACTATTGGTGCGTCAAAAACACTTATGGCTGGCTCAAATGTACCAAGGCTGTTGAAGCCGCATTGCGCCATGAATATCTGGCACTCGCAATTGAACAGGATGTCTGGATTGTCACACTAACCGACGAAGGCGTTGCATTCGTCAAGAGGTTCAAATGACACGTTTCAAGCCAGCGAGCCAAGAACCGTCAACATTACAAGAGGAACACGATATCATTGATGGATTAATGAAGGCGCTGGCAATGCGCCTGTACCAGTTCAACCATGAACCAATCGAAATCACACTATTCGAATTACGCGAGGCGTTCGCTGTCGAATTCGAAATTCAATACGCCGAACACGATCATGCAACTATCTTAACCATTAGACGGGTGGCAGACTGAATTGCGTGCCATTCTCAGAAAGGAAAAAAAGTTATGCCTGTCGAAATGTCAAACGAATATCGTAAGTACCGCGAACGTATGGTTGATCGCGGTATCGACATGGACAAGATTGCCGACGATACTGTACATCAAATTTGGGGAAAATTTGCTAAGCATTTTATGCATACTAAAGAGCCTCGTATACAATACGAGGTACAATACGTGTTGAAGATGGCGGATCGACAGGCATTCAACGAAATGGCGCAGCCGCTATTGCGTCAACTCATATCGAAAGGATATCAAGCGGGCGTTGAAGATACCAAAGCACCCGAATCGACAGGAGCGGAACGCGTTGTCGTATACAATATTGAATGCCCTAGCCGCCTAATCACATGGGGATATCAGAGATACGATGTGTATGAATGTATACGTCGTCGAGGGAAAGACGATTATACGTTCAACGAGATTGAACGCAATTGGGTCGCGCGTTTTCGAGTATGGACAGACGCGCACAACTTCAAAATCAAATGTGAACAAGAGTTCGCGTCATGACGGTATATCTAGCGTCACTCTTACAGTTATGCGACTTCTATCGCAATGTTGCCGATGTAATGGGTAACGTAAAGTTCATGTCGAAAGTATCGGCGTATTACGCTCTCATGATTACAATTGCACCGTACCTAGTGCGCACCGATTTAGCCGCAGATACAATCGGTACAATTGCAATGGAGTATCGACGCGCACGCGCGCAATACGAACACGAATGTTTCATAATCGAAGCTAACGCATCTTCGCCCGATAGCGAATAAGAAATTGCGTTTCATCGGCAATCCAATAGACTTTGCCATGTCCGGCATAGCGCCCAGGTTGGCCCGTATCCTTGTCCCTGATCTTATTCGCTGTTTCTTCGACCAAGATACCACGATCGACGAATGATCGTAGAGTATTGAACATGGCGTGTTTATAGCCCTGTTTCGCGTGTTTGAATGATCCTCTATTCTGCAATCGTAATGTAAAATACGTTTGTGGTATGATATGATCCCGATGATACATTTCCGCTTCTTTCAACGGTACAAATGCTTTTATATGGTCAAATGACTTTGACAGATAATCAACAACGGTATCGATCAAATCTTTGTCCTGTTCGCTATCATCCGAGATACGCCCAACCTGCCCATTTTCAAAGTGATTGACAACATTAGAAACGTCGTACGTTACAATACTCTCTGCCCATTCCCATATTGTTCGCGTCACGGTTGGAAATTGTGGGTTCACTCCGACAGCCACAAGACATGCGAGCTTAAGCGCCTTCAAGTGTGCCCTATTCCATAGTTCGGCGATAGCTTCGTTGTCGGCGAGATTGATTAGCTTCGTGCAATCTTTGTCGTATGTATTTTGCATATGTGACGCATCTTGATCGAATTTGACATTGATCACTTTGCCTTGCCGCATTAGATCGTGACACGTAGAGGCGAGCATGCCTAACTCTGTACAGAGTTCGGGAGTAGGATCAACGTTGGTATGAAACTCATTCAAGGGCGGGCGTTCGCCATGATACTCAATCGTTAGAAATCGAGGCAGCAAACCTTGTGCGATCAATGCCGGTGTCAACGCTTCATAGAACGTGCTTGGCGTAGTCTCGGCAAGTAACGAGAATGCAGGCGATACGATAGCTTGCGTGTTCTTTGCTCGATCGGAATACGCAGACGATCCAAGTACGTTGTCCTTGCCACTCTTGCCATATAGGTCTAACAGCATTCCACGTAACCCAATTAGATTGCTGTTTGCATGAATAGCTGTCATGGCTTGGAGCTTCAAACCGAATTCGCCAATCATCGCCACCATAGACGGCTTTTCAGCTAACTCTTTCAACAGCCCCATATCCGATCTTATTTCGCTAGGACCAATGAACGCGGCGATTGATGGTACAGCCGAACTAGCCGTGTTTGGTGTTAGCCTCGATACACGTTGAACAAGACGCGACACACCGCTTTGAATAGCTTCTTTGCCGCGCCCTGATTTCGCAATCAACAGCGTATAGAGGTTTAACCCCGCACCGGTTGGCGTGTTGAATGCTCGCCCGCAAATTCCAGCCATAAATCCCATTGCACCGGCTAACGCTATTTCAGGTACTTGGCGCGGTGCGGCGTCATAGATGAATGTGGCGATCTTACCCATCAACCCAGGCGGTACGGTGTACGGATTGACAGCCGTCACCGCTTGTGTTCCATTGGCTTCTGCGGTGCCAACCGCTACGCTTGCGGCCCTTTCCTCCCTAGGTTTGGGGTCCGGCAATGACGCCCCGTTATCGGCCAGCCCCGGTAGCGGGGCGTTTGCGTATCTAGGATCGAACGGGGCCATGTTGGCTTGCAACCGGTCGAAGTCCATTGGCGGGGCCATACGATCGAATGCCTTCAAGATCATCGTTTCTCGGTAATCTTTGCGCGAAGCTTTAGCGCGCTTACCTAATCCCGAACGTAAGAAGATACGTTCGATTTGTGCAACGTTACGCGTATACAATTGCACCATGTCAACGAACGCCATATCAGCCTCCGACTGCGATAACTGCGGCGGCGGATAATGCAATTGCCAATTACCTTCGAACAGATCACGAAACTTCGGACCAAATGATTGCGAGTTGCCGCACTTCTGAATAACCGTATCGTCGTCGTCCTTTTGTGCTTCGTCAGTTACAATAATTTCGCCTTTATCCGTCTTGCCAGTTTCAGCCCACAATACTTGTGCGAGTTGAATTCGCTCTGCGATTGGCTTGTCGGCGATTACGTCGCCGGTCATGGTCATAAAGCGACCACTCGAATAGATTTCAATGTTGCCGCGCTTACGTCCGCTCGGAACGTGACCTTTCAAAATTAGATGCGCGCCCGTACCGGACGGCGATCGTTCGGCATACGTATCGAATGCATTGAATATACGTATCTGACGATCTAACGTGGCTTGATCAGTCGTCCCGTCAAGATCAATAAAACAGAATGGATCATTCAACGTTAGTACGAACCCAACCCCATGATACTCGGGATGTTCGGCAACTGCTTTAATGGCATGCTCGTACGTGACCCATGTTCGCGGATCATCGACAGCCGCCATAAATCCCGTCTTGGGATCGTATGGTACTTTGGTTGGTTTGCCGCCTATACGTTCTTCATATCGCCATACTACCCATTGGAGGTATTGACGCATTTCGAGCGGTATACGGTGGTAATTCATTCGCAACCCGGACAAGACGGTTACGCCACGCGCCGACGCTATACTACGGCCCGCCGTTATCGTGCAAAGAAATGGGGGTTAACCCCTCCCCAGGATGGCCAGCATGTGGGTTAACGGCGACTTTGTCAATTCGGGGGCACTTGACTTGCGGATAACTTCGGCGGACACTGGCCACGCGCGCTAGGGCTGCTTATTGTCGATCGCGGCGCGTCAAACCTAGGGGTATTCATATGGCAGGACGTGACGGCGTAGGCGGGCGAGGCATGAATGAACCCTTGAAAACGTTCACGGACGAAGAATGGGGCAATCTCGATAAAGAGATTGATGCGCAATACGAACGCGACGTACCGACACGTGGTTATGCTTCTGCATTCGTACCGCCCGTACCCGTTCAACCATCAACAAAGGTTGGTTTGGCATATACGCCAGCGCCGACGCAAGTCAGTACAATCGCCGCGCAAACATCAACCGCACTTGATACGGCGACGACGTATGTCGTTCAAGAAATCACCACGCTAATCAAAGAACTTGAAGATTTGAAAGCGTACGTGATCGCAGACGGTGCGCGTGTGAAATCAGAAGTACAAGGCCACGTCGGCGTCGCTAGCGAGGCGGTCCAATCTGTTGCCGACATTCGCAAGCGAATGGACGAAATGAAACGGCAACGTACCATTCAAATGCAAATGCACACGGAAAGGAGCTAGCTATGTCCGATGGTTGGTCAACTGGAACGGCCGCCCCACATGTCAAACCGCTGTCGCCGGGTGCGCAAGCCGCGCTAGGTAAGTACGGATCGGAAGACGCGCTGTTGCTCGCATGGACAACGGCCAAGTCCAACCTTGACGTAGCGAAAGAGATTGAAGCGGCATTGCGCGTCGTCGTGTTCGAAATCAAGTTCCCCGATCCGAAGGAAGGCACGCAACGCGCGGCGATTGGCAATGCCGGTTGGAACATCAAAGCGACATGGCCACAGAACTACAATCTTGATAAAGAGCGGACGGAAGCCGTACAGAATAGCATGTGCGAGCTTGGCGTTAAGCAGGAGCTAATCGCCGATCGTCTAATCAAATGGACGCCCGAACTTTCGATCAAGGAATATCGATTGCTTGAAAAGGACACAACGTCCGAAGGCATGCAACTTCGCATGATGCTTTCAAGCGTTCTCGAAATCAAGCCGGGTATGCCACAACTCGAAATCGAAAAACCGAAAGCTGCTTAGCATAACCACGGGCGGTAACGGGGGCGGCGATGCTGGATATCTCGGACGGTTGTATTTGGAATGGATCAAAGCCGGTCGCGCGTCTTGACCCCAAATTACTTCCGTCCGAGATTGACGCTATCAACGCGACTTTGAACCCCGTTTACGAGCCTGACGAAGCAACGTTCGAATATCAAGAGGTTAAAGAAATCCTAGGAAAGCTTCGAATTCGCGCCGTTGCATTGGCGAAAGCCGGTAACGTTACTGTTGCCGAACTTTCCGATTTAATTGAAGAATTAATTGATGAGGAAATCGAATGACTGTTTACCTACGTTCAACGTCGGATATCGCAATCAACGGCGTCAAGTGCCTTGTCTATGGCCCGCCGAAAGTCGGCAAGACGCGCCTAATCGCAACAGCGCCAGCCCCTGTTATTCTTTCGGCCGAAGGCGGCTTGTTGTCACTGCGCCAATACAATTTGCCGTATATCGAAATCAAGACAATGCTTGATCTATCGGAGGCGTACCGATGGTACACGCAAGCACAAGAGGCAAAACAGTTCTACACGATCGGGCTAGATAGCATTTCCGAAATCATCGAAGTGCTTCTAGAGCATGAGAAAGCACGGACGCGTGATCCGCGCAAAGCGTACGGCGAAATCATAACGCAAGGCTTACGGATTGTGCGCGACTTCCGCGACATACCGGGCCGTAACGTCGTCATGACGGCGAAGATGGAATACAGTAAGGACGAAGCGAACGGAATGATGCTGTTTCAGCCTTCATTTCCAGGTTCGAAACTCGGCCCGGCTGTACCGTACTTTCCCGACGAAATATTTCAGTATTGCGTGTTCACAAATCCCCAAACCGGACAACGCGGCGAATTCCTGCGTTGTTGGGCCGATCAACAAAACATCGCTGGCGACCGTAGCGGCGCTTTGGATCAATGGGAGTTACCGAACTTGTCGAACGTATTCGCCAAGATCGCAAGCGGTCATATAGCAAAACGATGACACCAGAACAGAGAGCGGCGTTTGTAGTCGCACAAGCCGCGTGCGCCCAAGCTGAAACGTTTGCTATGCAATCGCAGAACTTTATGGATGCAAGGGAGAACAAGCCGCTAACGTACTCGTACGCCGACTTCATAGCAATACAAGACCGCTACGTGATCGGTCATAACGCCGTAATCTCATTTATGGCACACTCCTAAACAGGAAGGAATGAACAATGTTTAGTTTCGACGCCCGAACAGTCGCACCGCAAACGGCAATGGAGCCTGTACCGCTCGGCTGGTATAAGTGCATCATCGTCAAGTCGAATATCAAGCCAACCAAGAACGACACAAGCCAAGCGTTTCTTGAATTGGTATTGAAGATCATCGAAGGCCAATTCGCGGATCGTCAAGTTTACATCAACCTGAATATCTTCAACCAATCACAACAGGCTGTTGAAATTGCGTACAAGCAATTGAGCGCAATCTGTCACGTGATCGGACAATACAATGTTCAAGCGCAACAAAACGCGCCGGACATGACAACGCCGATGCTGCACAACATTCCATTCATGGCGTATATCGTCGTCGGAACCGGCACGAACGGCCCGAACAACAACGTCAAGGGCTTCAAGGATATCGCTGGCAACGATCCCGGCAAGCAAGGTCAGGCGCAGACGATCCCCGGCGGCGCACCGCAAGGCTTTGGAGCGCAGCCGCAACCGGGGCAGGCGCAGCCGGGCGGTACATGGGCGGGGCCGCAAGGCGGTATGGCACCGGGCGGCAATATGCCCTATGGCGGCGCTGCCCCACAGCAGCAGGGCGGCGGGTGGCCCGGTGGCGGACCACAGCCCCAACAGCAGCCGAACCCGCAACCGCAGTATCAACAGCCGAACCCAGCGCCACAAGGCAACGGCGGTTGGTCAACCGGACCGGCGCAACCCCAGGCAACGCCGAACTATCAACCGCCGCCGCCGAACCAACAGCCTCAACAGCCGCAACAGTTCGCGCAACCACAACCGCAACAGGCGCAACCGCAGCAGCCGCAGTACCAGCAGGCGGCACCGCAAGGCCAACCGCAGTACCAGCAGCCACAACCGGGGCAATTCCAGCCGCAACAGGGACCGGGGCCGCAAGGCGGTCCGGCCGGTGCCGCACCTTGGTCGCGCTAACGTAGGAAGGTTCCACGACTTCTTACGGATAGGGCGATCGTTGGGCCGTCCGGGGTCATAGACACCCGCCCCGGACGGTTCAACCATTTAGGGGGCAATCGTGACGTATCAGCCGCATTTACTCGTAACGATCGCAAACCGCATCAGCGATGATATCGACGCATTCTCGATTAAACAGTACCAAGATCAACACCGTTCGCACTTAGGCGCGAGTGTGATCGGCCATGATTGCTGGCGCTATTCATGGTACGCGTTCCGTTGGATCAAAAGCGAAATATTCTCCGGTCGAATGCTGCGCCTGTTTCAACGCGGACACGACGAAGAAAGCAAATGCATCGCGAACTTACGCGGGATCGGGTTTGAAGTTTGGAACGCGCAAGTCGGCGGCGACCAATTCCGTATTGTGGGGGCCAAAGGTCATTACGGCGGATCAACGGATAGTGTCGCGGGTAGTCCTTACAAGGATTTTCCCGAGAAACTGATTTGCGAATTCAAGACGCATAATTCTAAGTCACTAACGAACTTACACCATAAGAAACTTATGGTGTCTAAGCCACGACATTACGCGCAAATGTGCAACTATGGAAAAGCGTTCGGGATCAAATACGGGCTGTACTATGCCGTCGGTAAGAACGACGACGATATTTATATTGAAGTCGTCGAACTTGATTGGACGCTCGCCGACGACTTGTACAAGAAAGCGGAAGACATTATTTTCTCACCACATCCGCCGCCAAAGCTCGCAATGCAAGCGGACTATTACGAATGTAAAATATGCCCGTTCAAAGGGCCATGCCATCACAATACGGATATCGATCGTAATTGCCGTAGCTGTATTCACGCGCATCCAATCGAGGAAGCGCAATGGGGATGCGACGAACACAAAGTTATCATCCCAAAAGAATTTCTGCCGCAAGGCTGCGATCGTTGGCAACCAATTGTCAATCGAGGCTAAACACGATGATGACAAAGGTTCATGGTAAGCACGTCTTTGAATGCGATACGTGTGCTGCTATCCTCGATAGTGAAACAAGAGATTTTCACGAAGCACTAGACGTGTTAAACGAACATGGGTGGCGCTCCGTCCGGTCGAATAAAGAATGGGAACATCGTTGTCCTAGGTGTTAGATGATCTTCGAACGACGCTGGTATCAAACCGAAGCTGTCGATAGTATCTTTCGGTACTTCGAACAGAAAGACGGCAATCCGGTTGTGGCTATGCCTACCGGCACCGGAAAGAGTGTCGTCATAGCTCTATTCCTACAAATCATTTATCAGTATTGGGCGCATCAACGCGTCATGATGCTGACACATGTTAAAGAGTTGATTGGACAGAACGCGGCCAAACTACTTGATGCATGGCCAACCGCGCCCCTTGGTATCTATTCGGCAGGGCTACGCCAACGCGCTACGATGAACCCGATCATATTTGGCGGCGTCAAGTCCGTTGTCAATTGCGTAGAGGCGTTCGGTTGGGTGGATTTGTTGATCATTGACGAATGCCACTTGATCAACCCAAGTGCGAGTAGCGACTATCAGAAAATCATTGCGAAGCTTAAAGAAATCAATCCAAAGCTCAAAGTCATAGGTTTGACGGCGACGTGGTATCGGTTAGGTCAAGGGCTGTTGACGCAAGGCAACATCTTTACGGATATCTGCTACAACATTTGCGATACGATTGGTTTCAATCGATTGATATCCGAAGGCTATCTTTCGCCTCCGATACCGAAAACGACAAAGACGTTACTCGACGTTTCGAAAGTTAGCATAGGCAGCAATGGCGACTTTACTCAATCGCAGCTACAGGCGGCTGTTGACAAGCAAGACGTAAATTTCAGCGCTGTTTCCGAAATGGTTGAACGCGGACAAGATCGCCATTCGTGGCTTACATTCTGTTCGGGTATCGAACACGCCGAACATATCGCCGAATTGTTGAATAACTATTTTGGGATACCGACTGTCGCCGTTCATTCCAACATGTCAACGGGAGAACGCGACGCAGCAATCAAAGGGTTCAAGAACGGCGACTATCGCGCGTTGACTTGCAACAACATTTTCACGACTGGCCAAGATCATCCGCCAATCGACTTGATAGGAATGCTACGCCCCACAACCTCGACGGGGCTATGGGTTCAAATGGTTGGACGTGGTACGCGACCGTCACCGGAAACCGGCAAACGCAATTGCATGATTTTGGACTACGCTCGTAACTGCCAACGGTTAGGCCCGATCGACGATCCGAACATACCGCGACCGAAAGGCGGCGGCGGGGGCGATGCGCCGGTCAAGATATGCGACTACTGCGGCGCGTTCAATCATGCGCGAGCGGCCTTTTGTATCGATTGCGGTCAACCATTCGTCTTTGAACAGAAGCTAATCCGGCAAGCGGACACACGACAAATCCTATCAAGCGGAATGCCGCAAGTCGAACGATACGAAGTTAGCCGCGTCATGTACAACCGTCACGTAGCACGCAAGAGCGGAAAGACCAATATCAAAGTGTCGTATATGTGCGGCTTGCAAATGTTCCAAGAATATATCTCATTCGATCAAACCGGGTACGCATTGCACCGCGCCCATGAATGGTGGCGGCAACGCCATGAAAGTCCGCCGCCATTGTCAACTGATCTAGCCTTGCTCGGATTGTCGCAACTGCGAACGCCGAAAGCTATCAAGGTATGGGTCAATAAAAATCCACCGGAAATATTGTCCCATGAATACTAGAGAACAATCACGTATCGGTCGAAAGATGATACGGCACCGTAACGAAGTGCTACGATCATTGGATATCGTAGCATTCGATCGGTACTGCCGTAAATGGAAAGTGCCGATCCCGGCAGGCGGTTGGCTTCCGTTGGCTCGCGAAATTCTCATGCACAAATCCCGTGTCGAATTTGATACATTTTCTGATGATGAAAAGGAATTCAGCCGACGTTGGCTAATCGAACACGGATTTAGTGATCAACTCGGAACGTTGCACATGACATTTGCGCCGGGCGAATGGTGGAAAATACCGCTCGCACTTCGCAAGCGGTATTGGCTCGAAACCGACTACGGTAAGAACCCGCCAACGATCGAACTAGCCGAACTAATCTGGATCGCGCTAGGAAAGATGACGCTATGCGAGGATTGCGGAAAGAACCCAGCCGATCCGCCGTCGAAACTTTGCCCAGGCTGTCGCGCGTACAAGGAACATACCACATGATCGCAAGACCGACTGCCGTTACCCAACCATGGACGCATTCGCTAACGTTCATGCAACAAACCGTTCTCTTGACAGCCGTACGCGGACCGGACGGCTTACCCAAATATTCAGGCGTCAAATACCTGCTGCGTTGGTATCGACGTTGCATTCTCGTATCATCGCTTGATGGTGGCGTAATTCTTGAAAACCCATATACACCCGTTGGCGGATCATTCATGGGGCCGTCGTTCGATGAAAATCGGCTTAGCATGGACACTAACGAAAATCCGCGCCGCCCCGCGACGTGGCAAGACCATATGGACGATATCGTATCGCAGTATCTTCGCGAACTTGATGGTATTCCGCATCATTTCCAATTGCATTTGATGCACTCATTCGAAATCGTCGGGTACAAGCATCCGTCAGTCGAAATACGCGATTGGTTCAACCTCGCGTATCAGCGTCTCGTACACGATCTTCACTTGTGGCCAGAAACCGAAGAACAGCTAGACGCGCGATTGAACGATACGCGCGACGGTTGGTTGGCGCGAGCGGACAAGGCGACGGTCGCGTAACATGGCAAAGAAACCACGGGGAAAAGCCAAGACCGATCCGACCAAGAACCCAGCAACGGCGTCACTACTCGCCGCGCTCAAATTCATTGAACCGGCGTCGCGCGAGGAAGGCCAAATTAATCAAATCCACTGCGCGCTTACCGGTGGTTGGGCCGCGTCGTTCGATGGTACGCTTTGCATGGCCGCAAAGATCGATACGGATATCGTATGCTATCCGAACACGAAACGACTAATCAGCGTTTTGTCTAAGTGCAAAGATACGACGCAGATAACGCAACTCGATAACGAACGATTGCACGTCAAGTCAGGACGGTTTGACGCGTACGTTCCATGTATCGATCCCGCGTTGTTTTCCATTACCCCGCCCGATCCGCCAGCGTTCCCAATCGACAAAAAGCTAATCGACGCGTGTAACATTGTGGGGAAACTTGTCGCTGAAAATGCCGAACGCATGGTTGAAGCCTGCGTGTTGGTTCGCAATGGTTCATGCGTCGCAACCAATGGCGTAATCCTGTTCGAGCAATGGCACGGCTGGCAATTGCCGTTCCGCGCCGTAGTCCCGAAACTGTTCATATCGCAATTAGGTAAGATCGCGAAGCTTCCGACGCATTGCGGTGCAAGCGAAACAACATTCACAATTTGGTTCGAAGATGGATCGTTTATTCGAACACAACAGTACGTCGAAAAATACCCGGATACAGACGGACAGATATGGGACAACGTACGCGCCCAACCGTACGACATTCCGGCAGGTTTCTTTGACGCTATCGATGCAATCGAGGCGCTAGCGGACGACAAAAATCCGCGCGTATACACGATAGACAAAGGGATTAGAACCCATGACGGCGAAGGCGTTGGCGCGTTCTACGAAATCGAAGGTATACCGCCCGATCTATGCTTTGATATCGACTATGTTAAAATGTTTGCCCCACACGCGAGCAAGGTCGATTTCGTCGCATCGGTGCCGAACGGTAATACGCTTGCGTTCTTCGGCGAAAGCTTTCGGGGATTGCTTATGCATATCCGATGTACGCCGCAGAAAGTTGAACGTGAACCACTCGCCGTAGGTACAAGCCGATCGGACATGGACGACGACATTCCTTTTTAATGGAGGTTGAAACTATGGCAACGAAACGCGAAGTATTACTAGCAGCAGCCAAGGGCGAAGGTTGCCTAGGGAAAGCCGCCGACGACGAACCCGTATTCGTCTTACGCGCGCAAGATATTCTAGCGCCCATGGCTATTCGCGATTGGGCGTATCGAGCCGCGACGCGTACCGGACACCGTGCGCCGAAAGTCGTACAAGCGGAAAAAGACGCGTTAGAATTTATCGCGTGGCAAGGTTCGAAGAAACTCCCCGACTAATGTTCTTCGACGACATAGACCTAGGCCCGTTGAAGAAACGAGCTTTGTTGAAAGTGCCGCCGCCAGCCCCTAACACGGGCTGGCGTCCGCCGTCCGACTTCCCGAACCTATCGAACGCAACCGTCATTGGATTTGATACCGAAGGCAAAGAAGACGATTGGGACCATGGCCCCGGTTGGGCACGCGGCAAATCTGATCTAGTCGGCTATTCGCTCGCCGCTAAGGATCGTCAAGGCAATACCGGCAAATGGTATTTCCCGTTCGGACACCGCGTCGGAACGGAAGATAACTTAGACCGCAACCATTGCCTTGCGTTCTTAAAACATACTCTTGAAACAACGACGAATGTTCCGAAAGTCGGAGCTAACTTGCTGTTCGACGTTGGCATGCTTACCGACTATGACATAAAAGTTAAGGGCAAGCTGTTCGACGTTCAATTCGCCGAAGCTCTATTGAACAGCGATGGATTAGTCAACCTTGACCATTTGGGCGAGCAATATCTAAAGCAAGGTAAAACGACGAATGCCCTATACGAATGGTGCGCGTCGGCTTACGGCGGACCGCCAACGGGCGTTCAACGTAACAACATTTGGCGAACGCCTCCGCAGTTAGTCGGACCGTACGGCGAAGATGACGCTTTTCTACCGATCGAGATTTACGAGAAACAATCGCCGTTATTACATGCGCAATATCTCAGCGACTTGTTTGAAATGGAATGCGGATTGATCCCGTTGCTTGTGCAAATGCGGATCGAAGGCGTAACAGTCGATTTGAAACAAGCGCAAGCATTACACGACGAACTTACGATCGAGATAGCGCGGCTGTACGTTGAACTTTACAACTTAGTCCCGATCCGAATTGAGAGTGTCAACAGCGGCGACGATATCGCCCGTCTATTCGATGCGTCGGGTATAACGTACCCAACAACGGCGCAAGGCAATCCATCATTCCGCAAAGACTGGCTAAAGAATTTAGAGCACCCAGTCGCGGACAAAATAAACGAGATACGCGAGTATGAAAAAATTCAATCGACATTTATTAGGAACTACATTCTTGAAGGTAACACGAACGGAAAGATACATTGCCAATTCCATCCTCTACGTAATGACGACGGAGGCGCTCGTACAGGACGGTTTGCAAGCTCTGATCCAAACTTACAGAACATTCCAGTACGAACTAAGCTCGGCAAGCGTGTTAGACGCTGCTTTACGTATGACCATGGACACATTGCATGGGAAAAGAACGATTATTCTCAAATTGAATACCGCGACCTAGCACACTTTGCTTGTGACGACGGCGACGGTTCGGCCGATCGATTGCGCGAAGCTTATCGCCTTGATCCCAAAACGGACTATCACAAGCAAACTCAAAACAACGTTCTAAATCTAACCGGGATCGAGATTGATCGACGGCCGATCAAGAACATGAATTTCGGACTTGTATACGGCATGTCGGAAGGAAAGCTAATCCGACAAAACGGATTTACTCAATCGCAAGGGAAAGCGGTATTCAAAGCGTATCACGAAGGAAACCCGTACGTCCGCCCCACAATGAAAGCGGCGGCCGATGAAATGCAAAAGCTTGGATATATCACGACGGTTCTAGGACGGCGAACCCGGTTCAACTATTGGGAACCGCTCTTTCGTGACTACGACAAGCCGCGCCCGCCAGCGTTGCCGTATGACTATGCGATACGTCGGTACGGATCATTGATCAAACGCGCCGACGAACACAAGGCAATCAATTATCGCCTGCAAGGCAGCGCCGCAGAGCATATCAAAGCCGGGATGTATCGATGCTGGAAAGAGGGAATATTTGACGTTACAGGCGTCCCCAGGCTACAGATACACGACGAACTTGATTTTAGCGTCCGTGATGAAAATCCGGCGACTAACGAGGCGTTCGCCGAAATGCGTATCCGTCTTGAGACTGCGTGCCCGATCCGCGTTCCAGTTCGAGTTGACTTTGCGCGGGCGGCGTCATGGGGTGACATAGCTGATTAGGGGTTACTGCGTATGCCTTGGAAACCATCAGCCGAACCTTACAGCCAATACAAACGAACCAAGACCAAGTCGTCAACTCTTGACAATCAAAGCGATCGTTGGTCCGCCATGCATGCATGTGGGGGCATATCGTACGGTAAGATTGCACGACACGAATTCAAAGGATGGTATCGGTATAGCGAGGAAGCACGCAACACGGTACGGCAACGTATCATTCGTTGGCGCATACGATACCTAGGCGGATTTGACAATGAAACCGCCGCATGCTATCATATCTCCGTTCGAAACCCAGGAGGTATCAATGGCACGAACGAAACTAACGCTATTACAGACGAAGCACCGCGACGAACTTACAACTACGATTTCAGATATCGACAAGACAACCGGCCGATTGCTGCGAACAGCAACGAAGCTTGCGAACTTGCGGAAGCGTCGCAAGAGGCTTGAACGTACTATTGCGAAGGAAATGGCCGCCTAGCCCAGGCGAATCGCCCGGCCGGAATTTAAGAAAAAAGTCCTGTTCCAAGATCTAGGAACAGGACTATAATCATTCTCCCAGGCAGCGACCGCGCGATCGAGCCACCACGGTAGCGGGCAAGAGCCGCCAGCAAACGTAGCCCCGGTTTCCCGGTCGGCGTGCCGGTGCCTACCGGCTTAGGTTTCGTCGTTAAAGTCGCCTGCCAAGGCCACGATCGAGAGTTGTTCGGTCGCCGTGATCGAGGTCAAGGCAATGGCGCGTAGTTCGTCGTCCGGCATAAGATACAAGTACGGTTGATTGGAACCATCTTTCGGAAGGATCGCGCGTAACTCCGTCGTGAACAAATCGACCGGCGGTACTCCGTCAGCGCGACCGGCATTCAACGGAATTTCAACCGTGATAAGCGGGATCGTAACCGGTATTTCCGGTCGAACAATAACAAGTTGAATTTCCCGAGCGGCGGTTTCCTCGCCAGTTGCGAACAACGAAACTACTTTCGTAGCGAACGGACTTCCGATCAAGATTGCTTTCGGGTCTTGACCGTCGGCGTTCTCCCACACTTGAAGGCCCAACCGTGGCGCATGAACGAACGTCGGCTTTTTATTATACGACATATCAACCCTCCGTTAGATGCCGTCAAACGCGGCGTGTTCGAGTGCATAAAAGCTATCCGGCGTACCCGGTTGGGCTGTACCGAACATTTGAGCGTAGAGCGGAAGGAAGTCAGGCGCTCCGGTATTGGCCAGCGCGTCGAACGATCCGCTTTCCGGTGTTTCGTGTTCGACCAATACAAGGAACAATCCGATATCCGTAACCGGGATCAAGTCGAACGCCAGATACGTGTTGTCGTTTAACCACCCTTCCGGGCGGAAATGGAATGCGGCGACCGGCAACGGATATGGTCCGAATTCGGTTGCATCCGCAAGAATGATTTTGAATTGCGATCCGATAACCTGAATATTCGAAATACCAATCGCCGTAGGCGGGTCTTCCTCCAACGCGAGCATACGCGTTGCAAGTTCGTAGAGGTTGGTATCGCCTTCAACGCTCGTTAGCGACGAACCTTTGCCAGCGCCCCAAGCGCCAGTAGTCCTATAGACGAGTACCATTGCAACCCCCGTTCATTGTTCGAAGCGTAGCACGCCGTCATTGTCTCGGAATAGGTGACACGTCATAGAGAACGGGTCGCCTTGTAAATCACCAAATCCACCGATATCAGTTTCGCCCGCCCATATTCCAGTTTGCGGGTTCTTTCTCATGATGACGGCGGATACGTTTGCAGAATAAGAATGGATAGGCGGGTTCGGATTTGGCCATACGCCCGAAGCTTCGCTAAACGATACTGTTAGCGTTAGGCCCGATCCATTACGAACCAACGCTTCCGCCATCAAGCTAGCTTGAAACAGAACGTAGTTGCTAGAAAATATCCTAGCTTGGCCAGCGAATTCGAAACTTGGTCCGACTGCTTTATGGTGTCCGACTAGTTCGGTCCATTGCGCCGCGTGTACCTTGCGGATATTTTGCGCGAATACGTCGGGTACTTCGTCCGGCGAACCCGGCATAGGGAATACGCCCGGCTGACCGGGTACACTTCCTGACGTTGTAAATCCGAAAACAGGTACGTCGTCTTCAAACGGTGGCGTCGGAAACTCAGTCGAATTTCCGATCGGCCCGGCGAACGAACCAAAGCCGTCTAGCGATGCGATCATGTTGCCACCAAACGCGGTAGCCGCGTCTGTCGGGTTCAAATTCGGCGTTTCAAAGTTAGCACTTCCTGTCGCCAAGATCGTCACCATCGTTTCGTTCCACTTGACACCACGAAACGTGTTAGCTGGAAACGTTCGAAAGCCGGTGGCCATTATATTGCCGCCAACTTGGTTCTTCCTTTTTCGATCATTTCGCGGTTTTCGCCAAGTTCGTCCGGCTGATACTTGACCTTGCGCCGCTTGCCGTCCGTACCAAGTACCGTAAGCTCTGTCACACTTTCAACGTCAACATGCTGTTCGGGATCATCTTCGTTCTTAACCCGAATTACGTCAACCGTGCGCGAAACTTCTTTTTCTTCCGCTTCCTTCGTCTCGAATTCGTTGACTAGCTGTTGTTGCACCGTGAAAATGCTATCGCCTGACGAACCCCATTGCAGCGTCGGATTGCCTTCGGTCGGCCCGCGCGCACTCGCCGATATGAACGGACGCAACGGGCGGATATCAAGCGTCTCATTCGGCCGAACGACGCGGGTTAGGGGGCTGCTCATGCGCTTGCCTCAAGATCAATCCCGGCAGGTAAGACTAGATCAGTTACGACAATCTCGTAAGGCGTTTCAAACGGCCCCGTCAATAGGTCGATCAACTGCATTGTTACGACCGTGGGGACAGTCTGCAATTTCTCTTTTACGGTCCCTTCCTCCAATCGTGTATTGGGTTCGGCTTTTGCTGATAGCATCGCCGCACGTTGCGTACTTGGCGCACCCGTGACGCTGAAATGCGTTATGATTTCGATCGGCCGGAACCCGCGCTTGAAGTCGATACCATCGTCTTGCGGATCATCAAGCGGCACCGTATACCCTACGTCGCCTGCGCCGACTGCGATAATCTCGCCGGTTCGCTCATAGTACCCAAGTTCGATGTAGTCGTCTTCAATGTACGTTGGGGAACCCGGTGCCGTTGCAATTGCATCGCCGTATCCAACAGGACACGCGATCTTGACGTAGCCAATTGGCGCGCTGTTCTCTTGCTTGCTAAGTCCGTACGTGACAACTTTGCCAGTTGCTTCGCCCCCAGGAATACGCGGATCGATAATCTTCGCATTCTTCCGACATGACATATCAAAGATATTTTCAAATTGCGTTTCCCAATCGATTTCTACAACGCGCGATCGTATCATAAGGTTCGCGCGACCGACTTGGATTAGATACTGCAATGCCTGTTGGCCACGTTCTGACGGAATGAAACTACGATCCCTCTTATCCGCGATCCATAGAACGTTAGGAACAAGCGGATCAATCGGTTGCGATATGTCGATCGACGACATGGTGACTAACAACGCTTCATCTTCGCCCGGCATAGTCACAACATCTTGCACGCTTGAATTGATCGTGAACGTAACGACTTCTTTGCGCGCCCGTGTTGCATCGTACTCAACGGTAAGCGTCGGCTTGAAATGCCACAGCGGCGCGATAATCGTCATTGCGAAATACTGATAGGCGTCAAGTCCGTTGATGACTGGAATAATCAATGATCCGGCAGGCGTCGCTTTTGGGATCAGGATACCATGGTTCAACTCCAACGCTTCGAATTCGTTCGGCACCGCCTGACCGGCAACATAATCGACTTTCGCGTCTTTCACTGTCCAACCGCCGCCAATACTCTGTTCGGGTTTCGGCCAAGACGATTGAAGACCTTGCCCCGTAAACGACGTAAGAAAGCGATGAAACGTAAAGCCGGACGGTTGCGGCCAGTTGTCCACAAGAAACGGACCCATGTTAACGACGCCACGCGCGGACTGCGTCCATGAAATATCGGCGACGACGGTAACAGAGCGCAAAGGTACATTGTTCAAATTGATTTCGACGCTATCGCCCATAACATTATCTTCGTCGAATTCGATTAAACCATCTTCGCCAACAAGAACATTCGACGACGTAAGGACGCCAGTCACGCGATCGATATGCCAGAATTCGGGCCGCCCTTCTAGTACAACTTCGGGATCAATCCGTCGTTCTTCCGAAACAAAGATATCATCCCAATATGGCGCTACACGCATTGTCGCGGCGAGCGCATCCTTTTGCGCCACATAATCGGCGGGCCGTCCGATGAATTGAATAGTACACACTTCCGATATCAAATCCGAAGGTATCCCCACAATCCGGCCGAAGAACACGGGGATGATATCGGCACCTTCGCCGGGATTAAATGCGAACCACGCCCAACGCTTTCGCGATGCCGTCAATAGTCCGATGCGAGGATTTCGAATGCTGATTTGTAGTGTGGCGAAGTCGCCTTCATTATGTTCGAGTTCGAATGAAAACATGTCTTCATCTAAGCGGACATGCTCCGGTTGAAATTCAGTTTCCTCCGGGTCAACCCAGGCGAACAACCACGGCCCAATCGGCGGCGATTGTAAAAACGCCGTGCCGCTGGCACTTCCGGTAAAGGCAAGGTCTAACGCTACGTCGGCCATTTAGATTTCCGATAGCTCAAGTGTCCAACCGATAACTTGCGCGTATTCGTCGTCCTGCGTCGTATACGATACGATGCGCATTTGAAGGCGCGGACGATAAAACGTGTAATCGCCTTGTACGCGTGATGATCCGGGTACAACCGCCCGAGACGGAGCGCCGCCTGCCGTCTTATAAGCCAGTTCGGTAACGCAATCGACTTGAACAGCCGTCCCAGGCATAACGCCGTCAAGGGCGGGTACGTTCATATCGCTGCATTGAATGGTCGATTGATACTTGCGCGCTTCCGGCCGCGACAAGTCTTTCAATGATCCGTTCACGGTTCGCCGCAACTGACTTGCTTCCTCGATATGATCGAGCGTCTGCGTCAATCCACGTGCTGAATACGGCGAGATACCGAAACCTGAAAGTACGAGTAGTGTATCGCCCTCTAATGCCATGTTATCGGTTCCATCCCGGTCGCCGCCCCGCCGATCGCAGCGTACTTACGTTAGCATAGCGTACGAGACGATCGGCCGTATTGTCGTCGGCTTGCATATCGAATACGCCCCCGCCCGGCAGCGTCAACGCGATAGCTCGCATGGCTTGCCGTGTTGAGACTTGTCCGCCTTCCGCGAAACGCATCGGCCGCAGTGTGGGGACCGCGTTCGAGATAGCATCAACGATCCCGCCCGTGTTGAAACGAGGTACGCGAAACCGCATAGAGTTGATCGCATTCAACAAGCCGACACCGTATTTTGAAACCGCCCGTTCCTTAACGACGAATTCCCCATCAGACAGCCACGCGCGGATACTGTCAGACGTGCCGGTGCCGGGGCCACGGATATGTCCGCCCCGCGCCGCCGCAACAGCGCCCGCCGCTGGCGCGTCTGCGGCCGATCGGGAGGCGACCAATTTTTTGGCCCATTCGACGGCGGTCTTGAACCAATCGATCAACCCTTTAAGCTTTTCGTCGAACCAATTGAACAAACCATTCCAGGCTTGTTTGACAAGGTCAACCGCGCCATTCCATAGCGCGACTACCGCGTCAATATGCGCTTTGACGGCTGCGATGATCGCATTGATTACAGCCGTAATGACAGCGACGATTGCATTCCATACCGTAGTTACGATCGAAACAAGACCGTTCCATATGGTACGAATGAATTCGATACCAGCATTGAAGATGTTTTTAACGCCTTGCCACATTTGCGTGACGGTAGCGAGTATGAAGTCCCATGCGGCTTTTGCTTCCGTCGCAACCTTATTCCAATCAAGCGACAACAGATACTTGATAAGTTGAAAGGCTAACACTGCAACAACGGCAAGGATCGCGACCTTAAGCAATCCAAACGTAGCGACGGCAAGAACAAGACCCTTGACGACAACCCCCACAACGGATGCGAGCACGCCGAACAGCCCGGACATTTTCGCGAAGATCGCGATTAGGGCTAGCGTAGCCCCGCTAATGTTCGTGCCGAAAATCCCGTTGAAAGCTTCGGCGAGTACGTTCAAGGTAGCAATCAATCCCGTAACAATTGCTTTCAGGAACGTGAACGCTTGCCCTGCCGCCTTTCCGAATTCAACGATAGCGTCACGCGTTTCGATGATCCATGAATTTTGTACGTCTTCCTCACGACCTTGGATCAACGCGAGAATATCGCCAATGATCGGAATTGCCTTCGACGCGATCCCTTCCACCCATTGCTGCATAGCCGATCGATTGGCCGCAATGGCGTTGCTGAAACCTTCGATCAACCGAGTAAGCGGGGCGAACAGCGGTGATAGTATCGTTATCGAGTTACGTTTGATAACAAGGTTCAATTGCGTGAAGGCGTCCGACAGCCGATCGCCTGCCGCGAGAACTTCCGGCATGACGACAAGCCCCAGGCGTTGCGCTTCCTTATTATACTTGCGCAATCCCTCCGAACCTTCAAGCAACAGATTGACAACTTTTCGATTGCGCGAACCGAACAATTCCATTGCCAAGCCAGTTACGTCAAAACCCGGCCCAAGTTCTTTTACGCGATCCGCGATATTGTCTAGCGTCCCTTCAAGATCAACGCCGCCGTCTGCAAACCGCTCTGTCGTGATGTTCAACCGTTTTAGCGTGTTATCGACTTGATTATTATTGAACCTCAATTCTTGACTTTGTTTGTTCCACTCTTGCAGTCCGATGTTACCAAGTGTGAATTGTCGAAACAGAAGACGTTGGGATTTCTCGTAATCGCGGTTTTGCTTTTCGCCCGCTGACAATTGTTGGTTCAACGTTCCAAGCGAACGCGCGAATTGATCCTCCGACAACCCAGCCGCCGCGGCTGCTGCGCTACGCTGCTGAAAGAACTTCGTTGAGACACCTAAGCTGTCGGCGGTTTCTTGGATCGCCCCGGCTGCGTCCGCCGCGCCTTTGACAATCGCGGTTAATCCGCCGACGACGGCCGTTGCCGACGCTTGCAGGATAAAGAATTGCCGCGCCATTCGTGTAACGGACGTACCGAAATTCGCAACCGCACCAGCGCCACGATCGAATACGTTTCGTATCTGGCCACCAAATTGATTGGCGGCAGCTTCAACCCGTCTAATTTGATCGGCGGTTGCTTGTAATGGCTTAACGGCTTTATTAGCGCCCGCCGCAATGTTGTTGAATGCTTTTTCACCCCCTGATCCAATTCGATCAAGCGAAGCGTTAACTTGGCTATCGCCTTCGACGGCGATTTTCTGAATGATCGTTTCGCTTACGACGGCCATCCCGGTGCCTACTTCAAGTTTGCGTTGTAATAGGATACGTATTGTTTCATCGTATTACGCGCGATTGTACGAATACCCCAGCGAGGTTTGACGCGAACAGATTTCAAACCGACATAGATCGGTTTATGTTCGCGGATCGAAATCAACAACGGCGCTTTGCCTTTTCGATTGACGCGAGCCAAGCCGCCCGGATAGTCCGCCGCGCGAACCTTTACCCCGCTAAAACTTAGCGGTATCCACAACAGCGGCTTACCAAGGATCACGCCGCCAGTTTCGTGTAACAACGCCCCCGGTTGATTGTGGGTTATCGTGATCGTCTTGTTGATCCGTACCGATTTCGGATCGACAACGACTTTCAACCCTTGTACCCAACGACTACCGAACCGGCCGGACGTTTTAATAGAGTTACGTCCATTCTCTTGAATTTCTTTTGCGGCAATATTAGTCGCCGCAGTCGCCGCTCTTGCGATACGTAGTACGTTATCCCGCATTCGTTGCTTGAATACGGGACCGGCTTGTGGATTTCGAAAGACGATCCGAAACGTCATTCCAAGCCTTGCAGTAGCTTTTTGACTACGCGTTGAATTGACTTACCGTCGCCACTCGCAGCAATTGCGCTTAACTGCAACTGTTCGGCGGCGTTTCGCTTCTTACGTTGTTCGGCAAGGTACAGATACGCAACTGCCTGCTTTAGCGTGTATCCCCACACGTCGCGTTCTTTGTGCCCGGCGGATATCAGATATTCGATACCGGCGGCTAACTCGCGTCCGGTTGCATTTGCGATACGGCCGCGAAGATGCCTTGCTTTTCCAGGCGTGCGACGAAAGGGCCGAACCCGCCCGGCATAGTCTGCCGTATGACGGCTTCAATAAAGTCGAGTTGCGTTTCGAGCGGAAGGTTGGAGAATGCGGCGGCTTGTCCGTCTTGACCTTGCAAACCGCATGCATGGCATACGATATCGCCGATCGCAGCAGGGGCCATTCGAATAATGTCGGGGCCGGTAATACCGCCGCCTTGAAGTGCAAGGCTTAGCGCCGGAAATTCCAAAAGCAGCATGACGATGCTTTCGAGGGACAAACCTCGCACCTTGATCCCGTGAACGACTTCGTCAGTTCGAGCGATATCCAGAAAGCTGATCATTGGTTGAACCCTTTGTTACACGGCAGTTTCGCAAATTGAAACGGTAGCGCGATTGCCGCGCTACCGCCAACGTGCATTCAGTTAGGCGACAACGTCAACGGTTGGCGACGAAAGTGCGGCCGTTGAACCCGCGCCATTGGTAGCGGTAACTTGCAGCTTGATCGGTTGCCCCGTCAACGCTCCGATAAGATACGTCGGTCCGGTGGCACCGGGGATCGGGTCGAAACCGCCGCCGTCGTCCGTCTGCCACTGGTAGGCATACGACGCGGGCGAGCCGCTCCAAGTGCCCCGGAATGCTGTCAAGGTCTCGCCTACCTCGACAAGTCCCGAGATAGCCGGAAGCACGATATTCGCCGGGGCAACGCCACCGCTGAAATCGGCCGACGCGGTGCCGAACGACAGCGGATCGCCAGTTCGCAGAACTTCGCCCGAAACTTCGATTGGAGCCCATTCTTCCGAAATCAATTGCAGCGTACCTTCCGGCGAGAATTCGACAGCCGGAAAGATATACGTCCATTTCGGACCGATTTCGTTTTCGCCGACGAAACGAAGTTCGCCGCGTACGGAATTGCCCGCGAAGATATCGATGGTGACGGCGGACAAGTCGCTGATATCGGGCGTACCGAGCAAGTAAATTCCAAGATTGTTCGGCGTCCATTCTTCCATGACCATTCGGACAGTCGCCGCCTTTTCGAGTACGACGGTTTTATCCTTCGACCGAACGCCTTCCTGTTGGTCGAAATGATCCAGCTTTTCAAGCGCCGGACCGAATTCGAATTCGGTAACGTTGCCGACGCGCCAGTTTGTGAGAATATCCCCCGCCGCACCGTCCGGCTTGAAATACACCTTTCCTTTGCCGACAACGAAATTATCCGTGTTCGGCGACAGTAACGTTGCAACCATTGTCGGGCCTCCGTTAGAGTTCGCTAGGGATTAGGGGATAGATGAATGTGAAGCCGATACCGAGTTCCCCCGCCATGTCCCGGCCTTTCGCCAAGTCGCTCACAAGTCCGTCGTACCGAACCGTTCCATTTGTTGAAACAAGTTCGCGTAATTCTTCGTCAATCAAGACCGCTTTAACAATGCTAGTCCGCGTGTCGTTCACAAGATCGCCGATATCCGTGTTCTTCGGCTTCTTATCGCTAGGCACGTAGTAAACTTCTGGCGACATTGAAACGAGATTGGGGGAAGCCATTGCGCTAGGCTTCCGTTCGCTCATGCTAATAACGGCGGTTTCGTCCGCATCGAGCAAGATACCGCCCGGACGCTGATCAAGATCAAGATCGCCGCGATTACGATGCCACGACGCAGCCGCAAGGCTTGTGATCGAGCCTTGCAGTACGACAAATAATCGTGAGAGAATGAGCTTACGTCGATCCATTGCCTATCTTTCGAACTTGCATTTCGTGGTATATCGCGATGCCACCCGGCATGAATGTACCCGGATCGATAATGCGATATTCCCCCACACTAGATGCGTAAAGTTCGTTGCTATCAGTGATAACAACCGTGTCGGTTTCTTTGTTGATCGCGCCAAGGCTCAAACCCATGTCCGCAACCATCATCTTTAAATCGGTACGACGAACTAGATCGCCGTCAATTTCGTTCTGCGAATACGAAGTAATCAAGAATGAAGCGGGGGTATCTACGCCGTCACGACGGATCGCGCCCAATGCTCCGTCTTCCTCGATTGCCTCTTTCGCGTCTTGTCGTTCGGCCGCGTACAGGTTCGCCATGTCAATGCCGTTGTCCTTTTTCGCATGGCAGCATGACACCGCATTTCGGGAACCCGCATCCCTGCAAGAGTGTCAGCATCAATACGACAAGTACGACAGTTCGGATCATATCCTTTCTACCTTCAACGCCGCACCAGATTGGTTCGACAACAACGGCGCTAGTAGCGCGTCGATCATCGGGTTAGACCATGCGGTGACACCTACGCCGCCCCCCGGCGAAAACCATTCCTTTTCGAGCGGCCCGGTTTTCTTGCGCCGCAATCCCGCTTCCGACGACGAAGGCATAAAGTCGAAACCCTTTGAGAGTTCGACAATCAACCCGCATTGCAGGTTCTTCACTTCGACCGGGATAACGTCGTCGGCAACTTCGACGTTGCGTATTGTCCAATAGGTTCGCGGATACGGCAAAGGCTGCGTATCGTGGGTTCGCGATCCTGATAGGTTCGGTTCCTCCGAAACAATGAAATCCATCGACTTGACGATCAATACATCGAGTTCGTCGCCTTCCTCCAACTCGATACCACGCAACGCCGCATACGCGACAGCTTCCGCTTGCGTAATAAACGCATACGCGGCGGGATCGGAACCGCTACCGTCTTCAACAACAATAGCCATTCCATGCCCCCGCCGCGTATCGGCCCGTCGCGCGAACTTTACGTGAGAGTGACGGTTGCGGTACGAACCACCGGATCGGCGTCGTCGCCTGCGTCGTACGTATACGTAATGACGGTCGAACCCGCGCCAGTGTTCGCACCAGTCACAAGACCGGAAGACGACACCGTCGCTTTCGCGGGCGTACCGCTTTCCCAGCTAACGCCAGTTCCCGAGTTGCGCAGCGTTTGCGTAACCCCGCCGTCGTCGTCGGCTTCGGCCGCAATCGCATTCATTTGAACCGTACCGCCGTTGGCAGCGATCGACGGAGCGGACGGAATGAGAATGATCGCTTCCGGCACCGCGTCGTTACCGTCCGGTGTAACGTCACCATCGGGAAAGACTTCGGTATCAACTTCATCTTCGTCGTCGAGATAGCTTGCAGGAATGCTGCCCGCAAGTCCGTCCGCTTGTTCGAGGCGTCCGACTTCGCCGACCGCGCCATACTGTTGATTGACGTTCACGTCGCCATTGCGAACAAGAACGTGTTCGTATGCCTGCCGCAATTGATCGATTTGCAGCAACTCACCGGCGGTTGCGATGCTACCCGCCGTGAAGAATAAAACCCGCTTATTGAATTGCATTGTAGTCGTTCCCGTTGTTTGGCGGATAGTTACGGAAACGTCGTCGGTTACTTACCCGACGACGCTTTCCCCGTAGCCCAACCCCCGTTGGATTGTTCGGCGACTTCAACGATCGGTTCGCTTGTGCTCGCCTTCGATACGGCAGGAGCGCCCCGTGAAACTTCGACGGCGCGTGCTTCCTTCAACTTGCCGCTTTTGTTGTTGTACGCTTCGCGATACGCCTTCGGCACGGCAGGACCGACAGCTTGCGCACATTGCTCCAATGGCTCGCCGTCATGATACTGCGTCCCGTTACGAAAGACGACGCCCGGTCCATATTCGGCGGCGGCTTTGTAATCATCGTCGGTTGGCGTCATACCTGCACAGAAGAACAGGACTTTCGGGTATCGGGCCGCGACCATGTTGAAACTCCGTCGATCGGTTTGAATGGTTGGCCGGTACAACGCCCCGGCCATGGCGTTGTCGTTACTTGGTAACGACAAGAACCCCAGCGAGGTCCTTATGCGACGTGGAAAGGCGATCCCAATTGGATTGCATGATCAACGCCGCGTCATTGGGGGCTGCGCCGCCGTTCGCCTTGTCCCAAGCGAAACCCTTGATCCCGAGTTCGTAGGACCATTCAGCCTGATAGTTGCGCTGAATGTTTTCGTCGCCGTTCGACGTATCCATATGATCGTCGAAGTCGGCGTTCTGATCCAACGTGATCGCACCCGCCGTCAAACCGAGCGTGTGATACTGATCCGGCGTCGGCGTCATGTTGACCAAGCCGGGGCTATCCGAAATGATGAACACACGACCGAAACCATCGGTTTTCACGTTCACAGTCTCAAATGAGAACAGGCTTTCGCCGTTGGCGAGCGCATTGCCGTACAAATCGAACAACGGCTTGGAGTGCATGACCCAAGCACGAATGTCCGTGTACGCATCGCCGAACTTGGCTTGCGCGGTGTTGAACGTGGGGAACGCCATAAAGTTCGCCGCGTCCGAAACAGTAACTTCGGCAACTCCCGACAGCGCGGAAGCCGCCGCCGCAACCGACGTATTGAGCATGTCGGCCAACGTATCCCGAGCAAGTTGCTGACCAATGATCGTACCGCCTTCCTCCGGGTTCCGCTGTATCCAACGGAATTGCGAAGGCGGAATGTCGATCGGCGGCGTACCGGCCGCGACCTTGACCATGGTATCGACCAAGTGTTCGAGTGACTTATGCGTCACTGCGCCGGAACCGTAGGGATTGCGGCGACGAACAAGGCCCGAAATCTTGGCCCAATACGCGCTGTCGGAATAGTCGCCGACATGCGCCTTTGTGCCAAGCGTGATCGTACCACGCGAAGCCGCGTTGAACAGATCAAGTTGCTGGCGCAACACTTCCGTTTGCGCCAGATAAACGTATTCGCTGAATACGGCAAGATCGGAAAGAGCCATGGCCCCTTACCCCTTTAGCTAGATGCTTCCTTTTGGGCCTTCAAGCGTGCGGTCAAATCCTTGACCGGCATTCTTGCAAGGTCCGGCGACTTACCGTCTTCGGAAGCACCGCCACGGGCGGGCGCTTTGGTATCCGGGCCATGTTGCGAGGCACCGCCGCCGCTGGCCTTAGAACCGCGAATGATCGCGGCGTACTCTTTATTCGCTGTAAACTCTTTTCCGAGTTTGTCAAGCGTGAGTTCCGAAGGCTCACCATCTTTGTCCAAGATGACAAGGCGCGGTTCGTCGCCGTCAAAATCAACGGTTAGACGATCACGGATCGCCTTCGACATGAGTTCGGGAGCCGTCGAAATTTGCGACGCCAAAGATGACGCGGCATTTCCGATCAAACTCTTTTTGATAAACTCATTCGCCTTCGAAAGAGTTTCCTTGCCCTTTGTTTCCGCGTTTTTCACGCGGTCTTTCCAGGTTCGTTCGATGGTGTCGATATCCTTCGCCGATCGACGCTCGCGCTTATTCTTCGGCGGCGCTTCACGGCCAGTTTTCCAACCATCGCCACCTTCGCCGGTTTCGTTATCGTCGTCGTCGTCATCGTCGTCTTCCGCGTCGGGATCGATACCCGCTTTCTTCAACTTGGCTTCAAGAGCATCGGCGCGTTTCTTCGCGTCTTTTGCTTTTTGCTTTTCACGATCCCGAGCGCGACGCAACGCGTCGCCGCCTTCCTCGCCGTCGTCTTCTGTATCGAGCAAATATTCGTCTTCATCATCTTCGTTGACTTTGTAATGCGCCTTCAAATCCTTCGCCAGCTTTTTGTAATCAGCCGCTGTCAGCTTCTTTTTGAGTGCCATGGTACTCCCCGTTGCTGCTAAATGAGAATGAATTCGAGCTTTTCCCCGAATTGATCCAACGTTATGATTTTCACGTTGTCAAGTTCGCGGTTACCTTTCTTGAACGCATCATTCAAGAATTCACTTGGTTGTTGATCGAGCCAATCGACGAACGACGTAGGCGGCGCATCATCCGTAAACGGTATGATATCGCTACGGCAACCATAATGCGCGGGCGGAACAGGGCCGTCGCCATACGGAAACGTCTGTTCGTTTAAATCTTCACAAATTTCTGTCGTACCTTCGTCCATAACAGAAATCCATTGATATTGTTCGTAATACTCTTTTGCCGTTTCATGGTTCGCATACGAATTAACATGCGACCACGTTGAAGTTGCGAACGTATTACCCCATGCCGCTACACGACGAAGCGCGCCACCCTCAAATGATTTCGATTTGTTACCAACGATATTCCGCAGTACATCAACCGTCGCGATCTTTTGTGCATAGCCCGTACGAACAGCACGTTCGATCAACCCGAGCGACGAAGCTTTAGCGGATCGCGCCGCATTGATATATTTCATTCCAGTAGCGGCATTCACATTAGCAGTCGTCTTACCCCACACTTGGCCGATGGTTGGCGCGCGTCCGCGTCGTCGGCCGATCGCGGTTTCAAACAATTTTCGATGTATCGCAATATCAACGCTAGCAAACTTCTTTGACGCAATCACAAACCGGGTTAGATGACGGTCGTAAGTCGTAATCATATCTTTGCGCAGACGCGCGACAAATGCGTCAAACTCGCGCTTGGTCATTTCTCCTAAGTTCTTAACAGCGACGCGGGCGAACAACCGATTGATATCGGCGTCAAGTTCGAGCGCAACGCGGGCGAATTGAATGCCAGCATAACGCTTAGTCCGGTTA